TTAGTAGGAGATAATGCTGGAGTAGTTCCAGTTACAGCAAATACTTCTTCTGTATAACCGTCATTTAAGATTGTACTAGATAAAGTTTTATTAGTTAATGTTTGTGTATCTGAAGTTCCAACTACTGTTCCTGTTGGTGCAGTTTTTCCAGCCCATGTTGTTAAGTCTGCATCATACGCTTGTACATTAACACCAATATCAGCATCTTTTAGAATAGTAGCATCTGCTGGTTCATACACCCCAACATGAGTGTGATTACCAGTAGCTAATTGATTAACATTAACACCAACATCACCGTTTGTGTTTAATGTTTCAAACGTAATATCTGTTGTCAATGCTGTATTGACATTGTAAGCTTGTACATTAACACCGATATCAGCATCATTCAATATTGTAGAATCATATGCTTGAACAGTAACACCAATGTCAGCATCTTTTAAAATAGTAGCATCTGCTGGTTCATAAATACCAGAGTGATCATGATTACCTATTGCTAATTGTCCAGCACCTGTTCCTACATCTCCTGCTGAGTTTAATGTCTCATAAGTAATATCTGTTGTTAGTGCTGTATTGGCATTGTAAGCTTGAACATTTACTCCAATGTCAGCATCTTTTAAAATAGTAGCATCTGCTGGTTCATAAACACCAGAATGGTTGTGGTTACCTATTGCTAATTGTCCAACACCTGTTCCTACATCGCCTGCTGAGTCTAGTGTCTCATAAGTAATATCTGTTGTCAATGCTGTATTAGCATTGTAAGCTTGAACATTAACACCAATATCGGAATCATTTAGTATTGTAGAATCATATGCTTGGACATTAACACCAATGTCAGCATCTGTTAATGCATCTGTTAGACCTAGTATAGACAAAACAGAACTTGTACTTTTGTTTTTAAACAGACCAGAAGCAGCTTCATATAACACAAAGTCATTATCAGCTAAGCTTGAAATAAGAACATTATGTAATTCTTCTAATTCAAAACCATTTTGTATTGCTATAAAAATAACACCATTAACAACATTATTTACGACATAACCTATAAATACAAGATGTTCTGGTGAATCTGGTTTTACAGCTGTTAATTGGCCAGGACTACTAGATAACCATAAAGCATCACCTAAATTGTAAGTAGAAGTGTCTATTCCTTTTAATAGACCAAAAGTAACAACTTTACCTACTTGAAAATTTGAGACATTATCTAATAACAAGCCCATTGTTTTTGAGCTAGCTATTTCAGAAGAAGAATCAGCTAAGGCGATTGTTAGTTCACTACCATGTGAACCTGTTATATAAACAACACTGCCTTTTGATAAAGTAACACCTGTGTTATTGTAAACCGATACAACTTCTCTTGGTTGTGTTTGTTCTATATCTACATAACCATCTTCATCAAGCTCAGCTAAGCCGTTAACAGCACCCTTTAATGATGTTTCTAACTTATCAGCGTTTAAGTTGACAAAGTTAGCATCTACCTCTGTATTTGTTAAAGGAGAGCCTTTTCCGGCTCTCGTAATAATTGTTGCCATTCAAAGCTCTCCTATTTATCAAGTAATTTGAAGCTTCCAAGTAATTTGTAAAGAATCGTTAGCTCCTTTGTTGATTTCAGCAAAGACAACTCTTGACAACATTGTACCAGCTCCTGGGGTGTTTGAATTAAAAAGACCTGCTTCTGTTAATGCACCACTACCTGTTCCTGCATTAAAATTAGCTTGGTACTGAAGCGTATCATTTGTTACAGTAGTTGTTACTTGAGTAGTACTACTTAAAGCTACACGACCTAATTCACCAGACAACTGTGTTTGAGAAACAGCCGGTGCTGTTGCTCCTCCATTTCCTACAGCCATACTGGTCATTACAGCAGATGTGGCATCTTTCATTCTGGAAGTAATAAAGCTTTTTCCTACAGTTACAACAAGGTTTTCTTGTTCAATTCTTTCTTTTAAAGTACCTTCAAAATCAAAAAGCTCAATAGTAACGTGACCACTAGCTTTAATATTTTCTAATAACATATAAACCTCTTAAATTAAATAATTTGTGAATTAACGTAATCAAATTTTGTTTCAAAATAGTCTTCTAGTGAGTAGTCGTGTGTTTCAACTAAAAGATTCTCTGAAACACCGAAAGTCTCATCTTTATAAGACTCAACATCAAAATAAATAATATCGTTTGCTATTGATAAAGAATCTTCCAAAGAAGTTTCAAAAGCAAAGTGTAGATCTTCTGATACTGATGTATTATCTACTAAATCATCGGCAGTTTCAATAAACTTCTGAAGATCAATATCTTCCACTAATAAGACATTTTCAAATATATTCTTCGTCAAAGAATATGAGAGTAAGTCTGCAGCAGAAACATTTTCACTAAAGTTTCTGTAGAAGTTCGAAAGAAACTCAACACTCTCTTCTAAAGAAAACGAATCTTCTAAAGTTTTAGTCGTGTTTAAAAATAATACCTCTTGACTTATAACTTGTTCGTCTATAACAGGATTGCTGAAGAAAGTTAACTTTTCTGATGTCAATAATGTTTCTGTTTTTGATATATCAACAGTTAAGCTAATATTTTCAGATAGTATTAGTGTTTCTTCTAAAGGCTTTTGTATATTAAATGAAAGAATTTCAGATATCGGTAAAAAGTCTTGAAATTCTTTTCCAAACAACACCAAAAATTGCTCATTTACAGCAGCACTATCTGAATATTCTCTACCTGAAACTGAATCAAAAAACTCAACAGGTAAAATGTAATCCAATATATTTTTGTATATTATATTGTCAAAAGAGCCGCCGATACGGGTATCGCTTAATCGCCCATAACCTGTAACAATTATATCATATTCTTTACCAGTAACATCTACCGTTACCGGTGTTGTTGTTGGTTCTTGAACAATAATAGGGTTAGCTGTTATGGTTATTGTTTTCTTTATACTAGACATCAGGTACTAATGCTGTAGGGCTAAATCTTATTTCTACAACACCTCTTAGAGGCTTCCAAGTCCGAGTATAAACACCACCATCAGGTTCTGTTACTCTAAGCTCAAAAAAACCTCTTACCGGTGAGACGGGTGTAGGTTGAACAGACCATACCGGTCCTGTAGACAATTCTTTAGGAAATTGAACATACACAACATTTGGTTGATGTTCTTCCCATAAAGGGTCTACATCAGGTGTTATTGCTGAAACTCTATCTACACCGCTAAAGAGCTTATAATAGACATTATTATATAATACAACATCTTCTCTAGAATATTCAGTTATACTTGACCAATCTCCTTTATAAACAGGTACTCTGACTATTAAAGAAACCTCTACACCATTTGGCATAACATCTGTTGGCATGCTATCTATGCCGTAGATGTTATAACCCTCTACAACAACCGCTTCGTATGTGTATCCTCCAAAAGCTGTTGCTAAAAAGTTTAAAGTTATTGGGAACTCGTTCTGCTCTCCTTGAATGAAAGACCAAAGAACAGAACCACTATCGTCTTGAAGATCATTTGTAATATCTAAAATCTTTGATCTTGCCATTATTAAACCTCTTTTATTAAAATTCCACCATAATTTTTGTAGTCTAAGCTGTCTTCTAATATTCTAATAAATACTTCTTTTGTATTTAAAAAGCTACTAGTAGATACAAATTTTAAATTATGTGTTTTAGCGTAAATCTCTAGTTGTTTGTGAACAAATATTAAAGCTTTGACTGCAGAATATCCTGTCAAACTTGTATAATAAATCCTAAGATTTAATACTTTTGTTTGACTAAAAGGAAATAAACAACCTTCTGCAGCCAAAAACCAACCAATAAGCTCACCATCTTCTTTATGCATTGTTCTGAAAAATTGAGAAGAATTTTTATGAAGTTCTTTGAAACAGTAATCATAAGAACATTCAAAACCAGGTGGTACATGTTGGTTGTAAAAATCTAAACTAAATTTAGTACACTCAGAGATTACTGAACTACTTCTGTCATGTTTCAATAGTATTTTCAAAATCTTTAAATATATCGTAAATTGTTTTAACAGAATCTGCTGATAAGATAGATTCGTTGATTACATTAGAGTAGTCAACTAATTCTTTTATTCTGTTCGGTAGTTTTTTACCAGCAGCTAGCATGTTTATTTGTTTTGTTATTGGAGCTATTTTTAATATCTCTTTTGATGTTTTATCATTAACTTTCTCATAGTATTGTTGTTTTGTTTCATCTAATGTTTTATCGGAAAAATTAATACGCATCAAACACAACCTCTTCTCCTATGAAAGGAAAACACTCAAATCTTAATTTAAACTGTCCTATAACATCTGTTGAAAACTCTAGAACATCTGAAACAGTATATTGTTCTGTATTATTGGTTGTTATTAGACAATTATCAGGAACATTTGAAACGGTAATAAAATCAACAGTATCAGCTGATAAGGTGTACTTATCAATAGAAAGTTGCATTTCAGGTTTTGCAAGAATAACACCTTCTTTTACATAAAATTTATCATCAGTTACTGTTGAACTGTTTCCTAACTCAATAAAATCACCTTGCAAACCAGGTGATGTACCTGTATATATACTTTCAATGACGCCAGTGTCTTTGTTATAAATTGCATATTTCACTTTTTAAGTCCTATTACTTGTATATAACGATTGGCCACGTTACACAACGGCATACCGGATTGTTTAACATATAAATACACAGTCACTGCTAGGTTTGGGTCGGTAGCTGTATAAACTGATCCTGCATTTGAGCCAGCATCATACATTGAACTATTACCGTACGCCCAATATGACTCATTATACAGAGTTCCTGAACCTCCAAAGCTAGAATAAGTAACCTTTACAGACATGGAACTATCAGTTGCTCCATATTGGATAGCATGGTTAAAACCAAAAGTAACAAAATAAGGTATTCCTGCACTACTAGTAGTTAATGTTAACCTTGCCACTTCTGTCCAAACATTAGTATTTGGTATCGCTGTCACCGAACTAGTGAATGCACCATTGGGTACAGTAACAGCCTGATTTGCTATTTTTAAAGTATCAACAGATAAATCAGCAATTTTACCATTAGTAACAGCTAAGTTGTTGATATAAGAAGTATCAACAGCTAAGGAATTCATAAAATTCCCTATAAAGCCATCTGCTCCTACTGTTTTGCTAAGTTTGTTTCCTGACCAGATAACTAAGCTCGTTAACCAATCAGGTGACTGTGGATGATTTGCTGTAACATCTGCTCCATCTTCAGGCCTTAATCCATTGTTATCTGCAACATTTGACCAAAGAGCTTTGAGACCTAAACTAGCACCGTCAATCAGCTGATTGGTGTTTGTAAAATTATTAGCCACTTCTGACCAAGAAGCTGTTGGTGCAGTTGATGAACGGTAAAACTTTAGATTGCTCGTGTTAAACCAAAGATCACCAACACCTTCTACAGTAGAAGGGGCTGTGCTTTGAGAATATGTCCTAATCTTACTATCGGCTGTTGCCTGCGCACCTGCTGCAATTAAGAGAGCATCACTAATACTAGAGTCTTGTGCAGATTGCCAACCATTGTTGTAAACATACATTTTATAACCAGCATCAGTATCAATCCAGATATCGCCTAACGAAGCTCCTGATGGTGTATTTGGTTGATAATAAGTCGTAGTTAAACCGTCTACAGCTCCTTCTAAAATAGCAATATTAGTATCTTTACAACTTACCCAAGAACTACCGTTCCAACTGTAAAGATGATTACGATCGTTAGTATCGACCCATAGATCAGATGTTGTCAAGCCTAACGAACTAGAAGGGGCGTTATCTTGTCTATAAACATTAGATTTTGTAGCATTATCTTGTGGTTTGTTAGCACCGGTTATTGAATTCCAAAGAGCTGTTGAACCTAATTCAGCATCATCAAAGAGTTGACTAGTATTTGTATAATGATTACCTACAGCTAACCAAGTTGGGGTTGGTGCTGTTGTTGTCCTGTATAAAATTTGCTCTTCTGTGTGAAAAAACAAATCACCAATACCTTCACAAGAAGTCGGATAAACAGATGCACTATACGTAACAACTTTACCGTCAGCAGTGTCTTGGGCTTCTATTGCTGCGTTAAGAGCAGTGACAATTTCAGAGTCACTCGCATCAGACCAAGTTTCACCATCAAAAAAGTAAACTTTGTTACCATTTGCAGTATCAAACCAAAGATCTCCTAAAGAGGCGTTCTCTGGTATAGTTGGTTGATAAAAAGAATAAGTTTTACCATCTACAACACCTTCTAAGAAAGCAATATCAGCATCTTTTACACTAACCCAGCTTGTACCGTTCCAAGTATAAGGATGGTTGTTGTTAGCAGAGTCATACCAAATATAATTTTCAGTAAACGTCCCATCGTTTTGTGGTGGATTTTCATCTACAAAAACCCTAGAATTAGTAGCATTAGGGGCAGGTAATCCTAAACCAAACATTTTATACCAATCAAAACCAGTACCAGATGCAAACAAAGGAGTACCATCAGCAGCTCTTATTAAGATATCTTGAAACTGAGCAAAACCTTGTTTATCAATTCTCCAACCTGCAAAATTAGTACCATCTGCTACAAAGTTATCTGACTCTAATACATTACCTATTTGAGCAGCATTAGTAATAATTGCTGTATTTGTAACTAAAGCGTTTGCTCCAACAGTACCAGCAAGCAACTGATCACCAGAAATAAAAGCTTTACCTTCATCGTGTGATAAATCAGAACCACCATTGTAAGTAGCTAATATTCTTCCACCAGCAGAAATTACATATACCATAGAAGGGTTCGCTTCTAATATACCACTATTTGGTATATAGAAAATGAAAAGCCTTTCATTCTCAAACAAAGCAACACCAGCACTTACAGTTTCTAAGAAATCACCATTAACTAAAACATCAAAAGAATCCCAAGAGACTTGGTTTGTATTTGGTGTATTAGGGTAAAAAGTTAAACCTACATAAGTATATAGATCAGGGTCTTTCTTTAACGCAGCTGATAATAAACCTGCAAATTCTGGACCTTCACCATAAGGGTCTTTTGCTGCAACTGTATAATACCTTTCTAAAGTATCTTCTACGGGGAATACAGCATAATTAGCATCAGATTCTATAACAACAAGAGGCGTTTCCGAAGAATCGCTCTCATATTGTTTAAATACATAGGCTACTAAGTCTGGATGATCAACAATAGAACAGCGAGTTGTTACAGAGTTGAAGCTAGGCAAAACATTTAAACTTGTTATAACAGGTTCAGTATTTTCAAAAGTAGCTTGAACAGCTTCTGATGTAAAACCTGAAGTGTCAAAAACAGCAACCCTAACAACAAACTTCCTTGTAGGAATCCCAAAATGTGTTATGTTTTTCTCTAAAGTAAAAGAATAACTACCACCATAAGTTTCGTTCTTTTCTACTGTAGTCTCATAAACAACATTATAATCTAAATCTAAGATTTGAATCCCATATTTGAAAATTGTATTTAATATAGCAGAATTTTCAGGGTTGTTATCCCAAACAATATTAGCATCTTTGTTTTCAAAAACAGTACCATCTGTACCACCTATTCTGAGATTTACAGGCGGTTTTAGTTCAGAAGTATATATGATAAGGTTTACACCATCATACTCAGCTAAAAGACGGCCTGAACTAGCTACATAAAAATCAGTAGTCCAGAAAACTTCAGCATATTCGACACCAGAAGACAGTCTTGCATATAATAAATAGACATATAAAACATCACCTGTCCAAGGGTCTGTCGATCCATTTGCAACTGAAAAATAAGGACCATCGTTTACACTTAACTGAAAATTAGACCATGAAATTATATGATTTGTAGGGTTCGCTGCGATAGTTAGACCTAAAAACCTATATGAATATATCTGAATTGTTGTTGCTTTAAAAGGATCAACAAAAGTAACATCAGATGTTCTACCAGAAGTTGTTACGGTTTGAACACCGAAAAAAGCACTAGGAGCTTCAAGCTTAGGCAACACATATTTTACGTTAATTGTTGTACCTAAAAGTGAAAACACGGGTCTACCATCTTCAGCTGGTGGAGTAGAAGCTAATGAATAATATACATTATAGTGTGATAAATCAGAAATACTAACAGTAGCCCACTCTAATGTACCTGAGGAGTTGTTAACATTTGTAGACGGTAAATAAACTACCCATTCTGGTGCAGGTACAATACTATCATATATTGGCGGAATAGAGCCTTCAAAGTCATATTTATCAGACCAAGCAACCATACTAGGGTGAAATCTTGTAGCAGTTATTTCACAAGTTGTTCCTTCTTTCACTCTAGAAGAATCTACTTTAAAATGAATAGGTTCTTCCACAAAAGGAAAGAGAGTTTTACTGTCAAGAAGAAAAAGATCACCTGGTTCTAAATAAACACTTTTTAATATATAAGAGAACTTAACAACAAAAGAACCTCTACTTGTTCTTACAATCTCTTCAGCTCTTGCTAATGCATGATAAGGATCTGTCATACCTTCTTCAAACGTTTCATATTCTAGCTTTACATCATTATCTTCTTCTAAAAACAGATCATAAAGTTCAGTGTTGTAATCAAAAGATACATATCTATCATAAATGTTAAACCTAGTTGTCCAGATAGTATAACTGTCATTGTGAATTCTAGCTCCAAAAGACTTAGTATCTTGTTGACCAGTAGCTTCCATCAAAACTCTGTAAGCCTTGTCGTTATTAGGGTCTCCTAAATATATTGAACCTGTCGTTAAACTTTTTGCTTGATCTTCCGTTATAATAGACAACTTCATGATCTCAGTATCTGTGATTACATTGTTGTCATCTATAGAAGATTCATAAATTGTAAAATGACCAGTATTTAAAACACCAAAAATAACTTCATAAGTACCGGCTCTTTCTTTTTCAACAATAAAATAACCAGAAGAAGCCATTGAAGTAGAAGCACTGTCAAAAATACCATACTGATTTAAGAACTGATTTCTTTGCCATCTTTTACCTTCTTCATCAAGACCGCCTTTTGCCAGTGGTAGTTTTATACCACCTAGTCCTTTTAGACCACTGTCGTTAGTTCTTGGTGGCCAAGAAACTAAATCTTCTTTAAAGTTTTCAAACTCGTTGTGAAACTTAACAACAGCTCTGTTATATTTATCAGATGCAGAAGGAAACTTTATTTCAAACTCTTGGCCTAAAGATAAGTCGTCATCGGTTATTGTAGGACATTCAGGCAAAGAACCATCATCATTAGGATAGACAATTTTTAGTTTATAAGTACCAGCTGACCAAACAAGTCTAGCATCAGCCATTGTACCTAAAATAGATTCAATATTTTCTCTTACAGGTTTATCTGTATCAATGATAATATTACATTCAAACAAATATACAGGTCTTGTCCAGTACTGTGGCATTTCTTGAGAAGTAGGTCTCCAGATTTTACCAGAAACAGCAGCATTCTCCATTACAACTTTACCACATATTAGTGATGCTTCGTAAAAACTTTTTAAATCTATTTCACCAAGACGGACTCCTCTGCCAGAATCTTTATCTAAAAGATAGTCTAACAAACATAAAGCAGGATTTACAGAATAAATCCTAGTATCAGCTACACTATAATCAGAACCGTTAAAAGTAATAGGTCTTATTTTTCGACCTTCAATAAAACTAGTAACATCGGGCATACCATTAAACTGAACATTCTTTTCATTCAACCTAACACAAGCTGTTAAATAAGCAATATCATCAAAAGAAGCTGTTGCCCTCTGAGGCGCATTTGCTGCTGCAATAGAATCTACACCACCATTTAAATGGTAATCTACTCTCAAACCAGATGATATCTTTTTTAACAACTCACCTGTATCTTTGACACCCCAGTCATATAAACTAGGATCATCTAAATATCTTGTATTATCAAAACAGACATCTCTTACAGCATTTATAGGACCAACACAAAAGGTTTGTTGAAATAAGAGAAATTCATTTTTTGTGCCTGATTGGTCTTTAGTAAGTTGTTCAGCAGGAGCATCATCATAATTTCTTGTGACTTCTATGATTGAACCGTCAATATCATAGGTAGATATCGTATAAGAGCCAGCAGCTTGACTGTTTGAACCAACAACAAACCATGTGTCTGCTGACGGCTCTACATAATGGAAAAATGAAAACGTTGAATGGAACAAACGATTTCCACCTACTTTAGCTCTACCATAAACAACAGGTAGAGGGTGTGCAGTATTTTCTGTTACAGTTTCAAAACCTCCTCTTATTTTTGAATCAGGCGGTTTTGGTGCTTTTGGTTTTGTTAAAACTTGCACAGCAACGACTGCAATAGCTATTATTGGATAAATTATTAGTTCAACAGACATAAATTCTCCTATGCATCATTTACACCTCGACCCCATCTTATTGTAATAGATTCAGAACTTGCAAATATTTCTTCACAGCACGTATCGTGGGGGTGTGTTCTTGCTCTTTCTTCTTTATTCATATAAACACAGTTCTTAAAGTCAAGGTTTGCTACAGGACTTGAACCTTTAACTTCTACTTTAACCTCACCAAACTCATTAGCATCTATTAGGGCTGAAACACCTTCAATCAATCCTCTATAAACTATAAGAGTGTTTGAGAGTTCTTTTAGTGGTTTACCAGAGTTATCTACAAATCCAAACCTAATCTCCATAGTAAAACCAATCAAGTGGTGTGATTTTGCATAATTTATCAAAGCGCGGTCAGGATCTGAAAGCACTATTTTATACAATTCTCTATCAACCTTGCCATCTAATCCGGGAGGGTCTATTGCTAGTATTTTACCATCAGAAGAATAGCTGTGCTTGTCTGTTAATAAACCAGAATCAGTCATTTGTAAATCACTGTAAAACGTTGTTGACGTATACAAAATGCTTTCGTTTTTATCATAAATCCGAAATAATAAAAAAGATTCGATTGCAGGTTCTTCTAGTAATGTTTTTAAAACATCATTAAATTCTATCATAAAGCCTCTATTAGTTTTATTGTACCATTATCCATTAATATACCATCAGTATAGCTCATACCTATTACCGTATCTGTATCAAAGTAGAAATTTCCAATAACGTCATCAGCAATCTGTAAACCAGAGTTTGTAAAGTCTTTACGAATATTTGGAAAAATTTTTAAACTCAGCTCATTAGGGTAAAGTGTTTCGGTAACCATATATATTTTAGTATGACTCTCGGTTCTTATAAAAGTACCTTGTGGTATTGTAAGATTATTAAATAGTAATGTTATTGAAGAATCTGTAACACCTGCTGAACCTTTTAAATCAAACGGAGTTGAAGTGTAAGAACGTTTAGCAACTACTCCTGTGTTTTGTGGCATAATAACTTGCACAATACTGTGATGACCTCTCATTACCATCCATGAAAACAATTCATCTGCTGTAGTAGAGAGGGGTGAGAGATTTGTAGTAATCTCCCACCTTTGTGCAGGTCTTTTAAAAACAGCTCTTTTCAAGCTTTGTGCATCTCCAATGAAAACAGGTTCGTTACTTGTTACTGTAAGTGGTGCTGCAAATTGTGCTATTACAGAACCGTTTCTATATAGACCATACATTATTCTTTCTTGCCTCTTTCTTTATTGTTAGCGTTAACACCTGTTGTGATTTGCGGTATCATTCTCATTATTTCAGCTTTAGTTTGCCTAGAGATATCTCCTGTAACATTCAGGTTTATTATTTGTTGTTTACTATTGTTGTTTGTTTCTCTTGTAGTGATAAGATCAGAAGAACGACTGAAATCAGGAGTAGATGTTAATGCTTCTGTGACAAGCCCACCTTCTGCAAAACCAACTAAACCACCGTTGTTCATCTTTTCTAATAAAGGTCTGTAAGCTTTTGTAACACCAGCTCTAACAACAAACTCTCCATTTGACAACATAGCAGGTATTGAATCAGAAGTAGCTGTACCAGCACCACTAACAAAACCACCAGTAGCGTATCCATTAGGCTCTGGTTTTTTCTTGAACATGTTTATTATGGCCATAATAGGACCCAGCATCTTAAAAATACCAGCTAAGCCTCCCATCATACCACTACCACTACCCATAAGGCTACCAAACATGTTCATAAAACCACCCATTCCACCTCCACCAAGCAGAGATGTCATATTTAGTCCACTAAATAAGCCGCCCATACCACCGCCAAACAAACCGGCTAAACTTCCAAACAGTCCTCCAGCACCAGCAGCAGCCGCACCAGCACCGCCAACACCAGAAGCTATTGCGGGTAATGCAGAGATTAAGCCACCAATAAACATTTTCTTAGGTTTTTTGACTAAACCACCATCAGCTTTCTTTTGGAACAAGCCCATAATCATTGGTAATAAACTACCAAATATACCGCCCATTCCGCCAAGCATACCACCCATTCCACCAAGCATACCACCCATTCCACCAAGCATGCCTCCTGCACCACCTAGCATGCCTCCTGCACCACCGAATAAAGCTGGTAACATTGAAATAAGACCGCCTAAGAAGTAACCACGTGGACCAGTAGAAGAGCCTACAACACCTCCGTTTGCAAACCCTTTAGCGTTTAATCTGCTTAACAATGGTAAATACCTTTTAGTACTTGCTGCATTCATTACAAACTCACCGTTTGATAACATTGCAGGGATACTGTCTGATCTTGCTGTTCCGGCTCCGCTTATAAAACCACCATCAGCAAAGCCTAACATCGGCAATATACTGGAAAATAAGCTTAAAAAGCCACTTCCACCACCAGAACCCCCAAACAAAGAACTAAACAACCCGCCTATACCACTAAAAAGACCACCACTACTGCCAGAACCACCAAACAAAGAACCAAACAAGCTGGATAGGCCGCTAAACATACCACCGCCACTAGAACTACCAGAGCTAAACAAGCTGGACAGGCCACTAAAAATACCACCACTACCAGAACCACCAAAATTAAACAAGCTGGATAGACCACTAGACAAAGAACCAAACAAATCACTAACAGTTTTTCCTATAAAACCGCTTTCTCCGAAAAGATCTGCAATTGTTGTTGATGCTTCACCAAAGAAGTCTCCAAAACCTGTTGTAAGGTTTGAAAAGAAGCTTTCTTCTGCTTGTGAAGGAGTATTGCCTGTTTGCAATATACTTTCAAAACTTAAAAGATCTTTACCAGCATTTCCAAAAGGAAGGTCTGAACTTTTGTCTTTAAAAGTAGTATCTAATACACCTGTTAAAGAGTTACCCCAAAAAGAGTCTTCAGAAGAAGGGTTTATAATTGCATTATCAAGTGTTGTCCCAAAGAAATCACTTTTATCAAGATCACTAAAAGATTTACTAAAGCTATCAGGTAAACTTTCAAGCAAACCTCCTGCAGTATCTGCAGCATTTGCTGTAACAGCTGCAGCGAAGATTCCAACAGAAGTAGCAAAAGAGCTTACTGATGTTTGAAAGATAGTATCAGATAAATCTATTTCAGTAGTTTTACCAAAAAACTCTTTTAAACCGCTCATAGCATCTTCAAAAAGACCTTCAAAGTTTAGGCTATCAAAGAGGCTGTCAGTAAACCCTTCTAATGCCATATCAAAAATTTTCTCACTAAGACTATGAGCTAAAGACTTGATATCACCTTCACCACGAATAAAAGACTTAATACCAGACACAAAAGATTCTTTAAAACCGGATACCAAACCTCTAGCTATTAAAGATATTGTGTTATTAGCACTGCTCTCTTTTCTTAATGTTTCAATATTTTTATCAACTGCTTGAAGAGTATTTAGATATCTATCATCTTCTTCTTTAGTTCCAGTACCTAATTTACTTTCTAAAATCTTCTTAGCAAGAATATTCTTATTAAGCTCATTTACTCTTTCACGACCAAGTCTTGCAGATTCTGTAGGAGTCAATTCAGCTAATTTACCTAAAGATCTTAAATCAGCTTTTGCATTTGTTATCATCTTTTTCAAAGAATCAAAAGCTTGAGAAAGTCTTTCATTAGTCTCATCTAAGTTGCTATTTTCTAAAATTTTATTAATTGTTTCTATTTTACTTTTGGTATTACCATATAACAAAACTTGAGACTCTAAAAGACGTTCTGTAGCCTCTTTTGCATCTCTTTCAGCAACAGTAGCTTTAAAAATGTCTTCTAAGCTTGAACCAGCTTCTAAGGACTTATCTTTTGCAATTTTTAAAACATCTCTTAAAGCTTTTAACTTTTCTAAGAGATTTGGAGCAACGTTGTCAAGATTTTTAAAATAAGAGTTAAAGTCAACACCAAGACTCGTGTTTAAAATAGACAATTTGTCTTTAGCAGATCCGTATAAAAAGACTTCTTTCTCTAAAAGCTCATTAGCATCTTTTCTAGCTTTTATTTGTTGTTTTATAGCTTTAAGCAAGTCTTTGCTTGTTTTTGCATTTTTTAAAGCAGTCTCAGCATCTTTATAGCTTTTAGAAAAACCTTTAATATTGCTAAAAAACGGTTTTGAGAGCTGAGTAAGACCTTCTGCATATGCGTTTAAATCTATTCCAAGATTCTTAAAGCTATCTTCAACATCACCGGAACCGATACCGGATGAAGATTTTATTGAACTACTTTTTGTAGAAGCAATCCCTTCTTCAATTATCTTTTTACGATAACTCTTTATTTGGTTTATTTGGTTTTCTAAAAGTTCTCTAGCTTTCGGTTGTTTTTCTTTAGCCAATTTCTCTTCTAAACTTGTAAGTTCGCCACCAAGCGTTACTATTTTATAGTTTAAATAAGATAACTTGTCTGCTGTTTCAACAGAAACTGTATATCCTAGCTTTTTAAGACTTTCTTGAAAGGATAATATACCCTGATTACCAGATGTCATATTACCAAAGGTTTTTGAAAAACCACTCATCATATTGTCTTTTATCTTTTCAAATTTAGAAAGAAAATCATCAAAACGATTTGATTCAGGTTGTGTAAAAGATTCGTTAGCTTTTAAAATAGGATTATTTATAGCAGCATTTACAGCATCACTAACAGTAATTTGATTTGCTGTTTTAATCAAAATATTTTTACCAGTAATAACATCTAAATTTTCAGATACAGCATTTGAAACACGTGGTCCAACAGAACCACCTTTTTCAAATCTAGAATATGTTCCGCTATTAATTTGTTCAAGTAATGGTAAAAATTTTTTAGTTTGTTCAGCATTAACAACATATTCACCATTAGAAAGCATCGCAGGTATTGAATCAGATGTTCCAGTACCAGGGCCGATTATGTATCCGCCTGTTGCCTTTTTAAGAGGAGGTGGAACAGTTGATGAATTTTTTGAAACAGAAACACCAGTGACTTCATTAAACAGATCAACAAACTTATCACCAATTGCGTCAAAAAGATTATTTATTTTTTCTTTTAAATAGTCAACTGAAAATACAGTTGTTACCCACTCTTTTGTGTCTTTAAAAAGATCTCCGACTGATTCAAAGAAGACAGAAACATCTAAAACAATTCTTTCATAATAGTATATTGCTCTTTCTTTTAAGTAATTAAAGAGATCTACGGCTGGCTGTAAAAATGCTACAATTTGATCGAGCCAATATGCAAACATTCCTTCTAATCTATCTTGTGCTGGACCTTCAAAGCCGTTTAAAGCGGCTTCTGCAACTCTTCTAAGAACACCTGCAAAACCAGTACTCCATACCTGATTAACTTCATTTTTTAATTTTTCAGTAGATTCGCCACCAAAACCTTCAAAAATAGAAAGAACTAATAATTTAACTTTTTTTCCTAGAAATTCAACCCCTTCTAATGCAGATTCAGCACCTGGGATGTCTTTTGTTAAAGACAAATAAGAACTACGTGCTTTTTCATACTTTTCAGAAACAGGGCGTTTTAGTCTCTTATCAAGCCACTTATTCAAATCGTTTGCCATTTCTTCTGGCAAATTTCTGAAAATAACACCTAAAGAAGCAATTGTACCTGCAATTAAAAGTAAAGGACCAACCAATGGCGCACCAAATATAGCCGCAAGAGCTGGAAATACAATACTAGAAAAAACAGCAACTAAACCAGCACCAAGAGCTGTTGTTACAGCCGCTGCTATTGCCTGAGAAACAGTAGTAGTAAAAAAGATAATTCCTAACTTCTCAAGGCTAGTGGCTTTATCCCCTAAGTCTAATGCAATTGCGCTCCCTAGTTGAAAACCACCTGTGGCCCCTATGATTCCACCTAAATTTGCAAAAGTAGATATAATACCTTGTTTTGTTTCAGCAACATTTTCTTTAAAAGTTTTTGAAATCTCTTTAATACCGCTTTTAAGCTCAGCTACACTTTTTCGATAATTGTTTTGAAAGTCAGAAGAATTAAACTTCTGTTGTCGTATTATAGCTTCTCTTTGTATTTGTGCAGCTTCATACAATTTCTTAAAAGCAGCTAACTCAACAGGTGACAAACCTGTAAAATCTTTGGTACGTAACCGTCTATCAACATCTCCTAAAGAGAACCTGCCACCGCTTGCAACATTAAACAACCACTCTTTTCTAGCAAATGCAGCATTAGCTGCAGGAACCTGCCTGGCTATTTGATTAGAAGCATCTGTAAAACCTTTTTGAATTTTTTCTAAATTACGAACCATAGTTCTTCTTTCAAAAAACTTCTCAAGATTTATAGCGGCTTTTGTGGGAGCCGTTACGGTAAACTTAATCATATCCATGAATTTTGTTCTGAATGTTTCAAACAAAAGCATAGATTTTAATACAACAGACAAGGCAGCAGCTGGGTTTGCAAAAGCATTATGTGGTAATATAAGTCGAATACCTTTTGCAATTATTTCTACAAAATTGTATGCAACATCTTGGAAGAAAGTATTTACTGCTTTTGAGCCAACAGCACCAGTAGTCAACACGACACCTACTGTAGACACTAAACTTAAAATAAAAGAACGTAAAGGACCGCCATCAAGTAATTTAGAAATACCATAAGAGATTGCTCCTACAATTGTAGTTGCAGCTCCTACACGGTAATCAAAAGTCCCTGTTTCTTCTTTAGAAGGAAAAGCGTTTAAAAAATCATGACCAATAACAGGTTTGTCTTTCAGTCTACGTTTCCTACCCCTGCCTACTCTTGAAGATTCACTAGTATCAACAGGTGTACCGTAAAGAGTGCCTGGGTATATATCTTTAATTCCTGCTGCTTGTTTAAAAAACCGCACTATACCAAGGTCATTAACCCTGTATTGCATTGTCTTGATTATTTCAAAAACAACGTCTTTTATTTTACCAAGACTGTCAAGAACGCTGTCAGCTTTAAAAATGTCTCCAAACGTTAAACCCATTTCTTTTAATTTCTTTTGGAAATCTTTATCAGGTAACACAAATAACGCTGAAAATGTAGCAAAAACTCCCGTTAAAACCAAACCAACTTTTAATAATATTTTTGAAAGATTAAAAGCTTCTGTTCTAATTCTGGAAAAAGCTGTAAGCAAAGCACCTGTTGTGAAAAGCATTGCTTTTACTTTTGAACTAGTTGATGCAAAACCGTTTGCAACATCATTTGTAAAGCTTTTAACAGCTTTTAAAGGCTTATCACCAAGCCTCTTAAACCACGCAACTGTCATATTAATCAGATCCGGTACAGATGAATGACCAATCACATCATCATATAACCACCAAAAGGTTTTTGAAACTTTTTCAGCCCAGTTGCTAACATAATCAAAGGCCTTTTCTAGATTAGGAAAAACCTTAAAAACGTCAATTTCTTTTAAATATATTTTAATATTACTAAAAGCATTTGTTAAAAACTTTTCAAGATCTTTTACAACCGTAACAAATGTTGCCTTTAAATCAATCTTACTAACAAAAGTTTTTACTTTAGCAATAGCTTTTAATAACAATGCCTCAAATACTGTAAAGGTGTTTTGAAAAACCAGTTTTAACTGTTGACCTATTGCTGAAAAGATAGCAACAGTAAACAAGGCAATATCTTTTAACTGTTGTACAAGAGGGTTTAAAGCATTTGCTATTAAATTGAATACTCGTTCAACAGAAGACAAAGGTTCTATAACATTTCTTAAAATTGTGCTTTTTAAGATTATTATATGATATTCAAAATCTTCTGCAAACATTAAAACACGATTAGCAACTTTATCAATATATTTTGCAATGTTTGGAAAAGCACTGAAAAAGTACCTTGCCATAGAATCAAACGCTATTTTTACAGCTTGAGATAGATTCCCTACAGATTCTGCTAATGTTATTGTTGTTTTGTTAAAAGCCCTTTGGACAGCCGCCTCAGCTTTAAGAGAGGCTCTTAGAATTTTATCAGTAGACAATTCACCGGCTGTACTCATTTCACGCAAGCCAGCAATTGTTGTTGAAAGGGCTTTAGCTATTTCCCTTGTAAAGATTGGAGCATTTTCTGAAAGAGATCTAAATTCATCACCTTGCAACCTGCCTGATGCTAAAGCTTGACCAAGTTGTATAATAGCTGAATTAGCTTCTTGTGCATTAGCCCCTGATAGCTTTAAAGACTGTGCAACTGTTTTTGTAACTCTTGCGGCATCTTGTTGGCTTAAATTAAATTCTTTTCCAGAAAGAGATATTTTAGAAAATAATGTAGTAATAGCGTTTAAATCTGAACGCGTACTTATTGAAATTCTTCTCGTCTCTTTAATAGCATTATTAAAGTCAGCTTGACTGTTAGTAATGTTTTTTAGTTTATTATCTAAAAGTACAAAATCATCTGCAGTATTAGCAAAAAATTTGACTGTTTGGAAAGAAGCAAAAGCAACTGCTGCACCTTTTAAGGCAATATTAAGTCTATTAAAATTATAAGTAGACTTATTTGAAGCTCTGTCGATCTTGTTAAAAGTCTTTTGACCTTCATTACCTAACTTGTTTAAATTTTTAGTTACAGCTTTTGTATTGCTATCTAATGTAGTTAATCCGTCATTTGAAGACATCTTAAATCTTGGTATTTTAGCATTTTTAGCTAAATCAGCAATTTTTCTATTTAAAGCTGCTAATTTTTGACTAGCATCTTCTGTAGCCAAGGAAACAGGAACAACTACACCGGACATAATACACCTACTTATAACTTACAATAATTCCGTTTGGTTTTAAAAATCTGTTAGATAACAGCGTTTTTTCAATAAAATACTCAGGTGCTTGTTGCGAAGAACCTTTGTTTAAATACTCAAGATACTCTGTGTTGTTTTCAACACCTGATTTAGTAACTGTCCAGTTGTCTCTTGCATTCCCAGTATCAACAGGTGTAACAGCTCTTAACTGTTCAACAAGCTTATGTTTGAGTTTTTCTAAATCAACATTTTTTAAAACGTCTTTTAATTCGATTTTTACCATTTCAATTTATCTCCACCTTTAGCATTCATCAATTTCATGAAGAAAGCTGAATTCTTAAGATTAGCAGTATTACCTTCTTTGTTTCTAGAATCTTCTGCAATCCTTGCTAAAGAAGAAAATATTTTTTCTGGTTTTTCTTTAACACCAAACGATTGCATTATTAAAGCAGTTCTGTAATCTTCTCTCCAACCAATAGGACGTTTATCAAGAAACAACATCCACTTTTGAAACTCATCATTTGGCATTTCATTTTCAAGTTGATAAACAGGCGTTCTTAATAAAAGAGCTAGCTCAAATAAAGCTAACTCTTCTTCGCCTATTTCTACTTTCCCTCGACTAAACCAGAGAATTGCATAATATTGTTAGAAAGTTTTGACAACTCATCAATAGAGAAATCATCAAAATCTTCATCAGAAAGACTTTCAGCGTCTTCTACTCCAAGACGAATAACTTTTCGAAGGATATCATAATGCTTATCTTCATCGGTTTCAGCTTGAATTGCAAGCTGTCTAATTTCATTTACTTCTGAGATGCTCAGCTTGAAAATTTTGACGTCTTCACCCATGAATTTAACTGTCTTGCTTAACTTACGACCAACAAGACCTTTGATACCTTTACCTTCTACTTTGATAACAGACATTATTCACCTCTAAATTCTTTTTTATTTACCAGTTGAAAATCATCAACCATTTTTCTTAATCCATGCAGTTTAGCTAGTGTTTCAAAAACTTCTGCACCCTTTTCTTGATCACCTTCAAAGTCTTTCAACCTATCAAAGGTTTTCCTAATACTAATATCTATAGCTTTTCGCATATGCTTTGTTGTTGTTTTTAGAACAAAGCTTGTACTAAAAGGTTTATCTTTCATTCAAATATTCCTAAATAAAGGGTAGCATCATTGTACTACCCTTTTGTTAATTAACTATTAAGCAGCATCAACAGTATAGATTCCAAAGAATTCTGATTGAGCTGATAAAGTCAATGTTGCTGTGTTAGCGTCAGTTAATTGAGGGTTAAGCAACAAAGCCTCGATTTTACCGATAAAATACCAAACAGAGTTTTCAACACTACCAATACCAGTTGTACCGGTGGTAGAGTCATAACCAGTAGGTTCAGTGTTCATAAGAGCAAAACGGAACACATACTGATTACCATCACCAACAGCAGCACCTAACAGAGTAGAATCAGCCCAATCAGAAGCTACTAAATTGATTGTCAGTTCTAAGTTAGGTGAATCTGATTGACCTTGGATTTGTTGTGAAGTTTTTGCACCATAAACAGGAACGTTTACAATGTTAGGTGGTGTACCTAATGAAGGAAACTCACGAACGTTTTTAACACGTACAAAAGTATTTGCAGCTTTAGTACCACCTGATGATTCAATCTCTGTAGCAAACAAAGCATCAAACTCAGCTTTTGTATCTAATGTTGCAAAATCAGGCGGTGTGCTTGGCATAGCTAATGCCAAGTCAGAAAACATACCCGCGCCAATAGATGATAAATGAGACATTAACTTTCTCCGAAGAAATTAAAAGGGATTGTATATAAAGTTCGATACAAATCACTATTATCACGGTCAATACCGTCTGGTGATAAGGAACTGTTACTAAACTGTATAACACCTGCATCTACTTTAATAGATTTGCCTTGTAGATAGGCATCAAGTGTATCTGCTAATAAATTAGAACTGCTTGGTCCTTTATTTTTAACAGTAAATATTTCTATATTCAATAAACCTCTTGCTGATGTCAGGTTGATTCCGGTATCAGAAGACAATATTGTAACTCTCAAATAATCACTATTCTCTACTTTACCTGTAAAGTTGCTAGGAAATATTTTGATATTCTCACTTAACCATGCTTCTGTACTAAACACAGAAAACACAGCCTCTTGCGTTGCTGAATATTTACCCATTATGCTACCTCTACAGTTTTTACTTTCAAGATATAACCATCACTTTCAAATGGTGTTTTTAGTTTGTAAGTTTTACTGTCAAAAGTAACAGTATCAAAAACACCAAAATCACTAACATCACTCTGTTTAAAAAGAATATCATAATAAAAAGAATGAGAACCATCTTGTTGTTTTTTAGTTACTTTCTCAACAACACCTTTTACTACTATTGAACTAACATACTCAGAAGTGCTTGTTCCTGTTGAAAAATCAAAAGAACCTTCTGAGTATTTATTGATAGTTATGTCTTTAGCAAGAGTACCTATTAGTTTAAAAGCTAGATCTACATTTCTCTTAACTAAACTATCTAAGCTCATTAGTTAGCCCTCCACCAAGTCTTTGAACCAGCATTTACTAGTAAAGGTCTTGTTAAAGAACGAACAGAATTAGATAGTTTGTTAGGGTTGTTTATGAACTCTAATTTAATAGAACCTACTTCTAAGTTTTTAACTGTACCACTACTATCTAACAAGCCATCATTGTTTAATAAATGATAAGCTAGTTCTAGATTAGCTTTGATAATTCTGTTGGGAACAACAGTTTCTTCTAGAACAACCAAAGAACCAATCTTAGGATCAAAGTATTCGCCAGTTCTAGGAAAAGCTAAATCTTGATCTTCATATACAGCCGAGCCTGTCCAAGACATTAAATCTAACATGCTAGTGGCTGTAATTAAGGCTTGAGCTTTTAAAGTAGCATCTGCTTCAACCCATGCAGCTACATCTAATTTATCTGCAAAGTAAAGATCAGCCTCTTCTACTGTAACATAAGAATTAACGCCTTTAGACAAAGCCATGACTTACCTCTTACGAGTGGAAAATAGGCAGGATGCCTAATGAAAGTGCAGAAGCAGACTTACGAGTCCAAACACCAGTAGTACTTGCTAAGACATCTGTAGCAGCTGTTAATGCTTTTTGAGTACCAGACTCAAGAACATCATAGTAGTTTGCATTGCTTGGGAAAGCAACTTGAGAACCAGCCCAGTTGTAACCAGCAGGAGCTAATACATAACCCCAACGATACCAGATAGAAGTAGTACCACCACCATGATAAGCTTTAGCATCACGTTGAATCTCTACAGGATAAGGTACAGCCAGAGAAGACATTGCAATTGCACCAGGCAATACAATAAAAGAAGTCTTAGCCCCTGCAATATCAACACCAGCACCTGTATTGATTTTAGTCAGTTCTGCACTTGACAGAGACTGATTAGCTCTGGTTTGGATTAAACGCAGTTTACCATTAAAGATAGTGTTGAATTCAATAGAACCATCACGAACACGATCACTATCTACTAAGTTAGCTGAACGTAAGGAAGACATTACTTCAGGAGAGGCTACTAAATAAGCGTATTCTGGAGAATAGTCTTTCCAAGCTTTATCCATTGCTTCTAAGAAGCCTTCAGCTCGTTGAGCACCAACATAAGCAGCATTAGCTGTTGTACCGTCAGCTTCATAGCCTACTTTGTTGATCAGTTTAGCTGAACCTAAGTCTACATAGAAACCATATTTAAGGTCAGTAGGATCGTTGTCAAAGGTCTGACCACCTAAGCCTGTACCACCACCACCAACAGCAGCACCGTTGATAGCTTCAGAGATAGCAACACCACGTAAGATAGCCAGAATAGCATCGTGTTCGTCTGTAGCACGAGTTTGACCGAAATCACGACCAATCTTAGCCAGACCGTCTTGTTGGCTGACAACTTGTTGCATATTAACAGAGTCAGCACCGTGAGTACGGACTGTTTTAATATAGTTTAAGAAATCAGAACTAAAGCTGGTAGTTGTACCGGCAGTTGCTGATGTCAAACTAGCAACGTTAATTGTTGGGTTTAAAGGTTTCATCCAACGCATCTGACCAACAAAGGTCTCTGTGCTGGTGTCGATTTGTGGGTTAGAACCTACGATACCTGTACCAGATAGCTTTTTAGCATCTGTGTAAGCTTCATCAGAGTAAGCACTAACTGCGCTTTGTAATGCGTATTCGGTAGCACCGTTAATATCAGTTCTTAAAGTCATTTATTTATACCATTAATTAAAAATTTATCAAAGCTTACCCTCATTAGCGAGTTTAAGCACTTCAGCTTGTGTCATTTCAAACAGAGACCTTTTAGAACTAGGAGAATTGCTTGTAACATTAGAACTAGTACCCCCACCAGAATTTACTTTAGGCTTAAATAAAAAGGACTGCTCTTCACTTTCAGCATACCCTTTAACAAAATCCTTTAAAGTAGCTCCAGATTCGTGTACCCAATTACCATCTTTATCTTGGACAAGTTGTACAGATATTTCTTTAAAAGCTAGGTCTTTTGCTTTATTGTTTTTAAAGTCTAAACCACCTAACTCACTAGATAATATACTATCTCTTGTCAAACCTAATATTTGATTCTTTAATGTTTTATTTTCATTCTCTATTTCAGCAAGTTTCATTTCATAAGCTTCTTTATGTTTACCCTCTTCTTCAAGCCTTTTTAATTTAGCTTGTTTTTCTTGCTGTTCATATTCTGCAGCCTTTTTAAGAGCTAAATCCCTTTCAGCATACAATTTGTCCATAGACTCTTTGATTGAAAAGAATTTTTCTTTGTAACTAGCTTCTGATTCAGTAGTCTCTGTTTGTTTAGCAGGAGCTTCAGGCTCTACTGGTTCTTCTACTGAATTGTTTTCTTCTTGCACGTCTTGTTCTGTCATTTTAATTACCTTGAGCACCGCTCAAAATCGCCTCACCGAGACTAACCAATACCATACCAATATTTATTTTTATCGAAAGTGTGTTGAATATCTTCTAAGATATCTTCTTTCTTTAAAATATCAGCATCTTCTAGTGTTTTACCACCAACAACAGACCTACCAGCCACCGGAAGGAGACCTGTGTCAATAGCTTCGTTTAAATACTTATCGTATTCTTCTTGAGGAAGACCACGTTTCCTCATCTCATTTAATGTATCTAATAATGAATTTTTAGAGATTGTTGATGCATAGATCTGTCTTAAAGCATCTCTTGCTTCAAGCATATCAGCTGCATTAGTGACAAAAGCGTCATGAACAGTGCTTGTAGGTACACTATTCTTTTGCC